CGGGCAACGTCAAGGGCCTCGAACCAGAAGTCCGGCAAGAGGTCCTGAACGAGCAGATACGCCACGGTGTCCGACGCCGACGAGAAATCGACGGTGGACAAACCCGCAGTTAAGGCTTGACCAGCAAGGCGCTGGTTTATGCTTTGATCGTCGAGGTTGACCCCGAACGACTTCAAGCGCCTGCGTATCCAAGAACCGACACCCTTCTGATAAAGGCCGTTTAAGAGCGGCTCTATGCAGATGGGGCGGTCGGTCTTTGCGTTTTTCGGCACGAAGGTAAGCTCGCTCCCAGGCACAAGTTCAACATCTTGTTTTGGGCTCCCTTCCGGGAACCAGCCAGGGAACTCGTTGACGAAGTCACCGAGTATACGAGCAAAAGCGTAGGTGCACTCTAAGGTCGAAGTAACCTTGTTGTATACGGAGGTCTCCCCCCGTACCCCGTAGCTAGCACCGGGACCGAACGAGAAATCCATGCGATCCAGAGGAGGAACGTCCCCGAGTATGTGAGCTATTTTTCGTGACGCGTACGAAAGTACGCGCTCCACGCGGGCGTCGAATAGACGCCCGGCGGCTCGCAGTCGAAAACGTTCGTTAGTCTGGAGGCATTGATTCTCCGCATCGATAAACTTTAAGATCGCCTCACGCTTCGGCTGCAGTCGATCGTCCTTTAGGAAAGGATACTTTGACAGCAACTTAGCAGATTGGTAATCCAGAAAGAACACGTGCGGGTCGTTGTAGTGAAGCGGGTCCGCGGATATCGAAACCAGTTGTGCGAACTCTCCGTACTTCAGGAGAAGCGCACAAGCTAGAGATTTCGGTGTGTCCAGGGCCTCGTACACTTTGCCAGCGTACTTTAGTGCGTCCAGCTCAATGCTGAGCTGGTGGCGACGCTTGCGCGTCTTTCCTGCTTGAGTGCTCAAGGCAGTTCTCCATCAAGTCCGCCCTTACAGGCGGTTTCTAACCATAAACCCCGACGACTCAGTACGGCAGTTCGTATTTCTCGAACAGATCCGTGACGAAGGCGTTGGAAAGGAGGTTCTTCACGAACGCCTGCAAGTCCTTGCGGTCCTGCAGAGAGCAGCGTTCGGGAAAGGTCAGCATCAGCTCGGCGACCGGACGGTACGACACCGTCGGCGCAGGGGCGATGCCCGAAACGGTACTGTTGCTCACAGTTTCCAGCTTCGGGGTCTCGATCTTGATCGAGGCCTTGATGTTACGAGTGGCCGAACCCGAAGCGCCTTTTGGGCGCTCCATCATCATCGTCAGCTTTCCGAAGCCGATGAAGATGCCGGAGGGGTTGGAGGCGCTCGTACGGTCCTCAAGCAGGGCCATGTCCGCTTGGGTCTTCGCCGGAGCGAAGATATGGGCGACGGGTGTCGCCAGACCATCATTGATGGTGATGTTTGCAATGGCAGCCATTTAAGCTCCTGAGGGATGCTCCATGGGGAGCGTTTGAAAATTCCACCCGAAGGTGGACCGGAGGTGAATCACACCTATTTTCTGCCGCCGGTCACTGCTTGAATGATCAACGACAACGCCGATGCGACTCTCGCCTTTGTAGGTGAGAGATCCGGGACAATCGGACGATAGCTAGGAAAAGAGGACAAGGCGCGTCGGTGCTTGTAAACACCGGTCCCGACGCCATGGGTACTCCAATCGGGGTACCGAGAGTCACCAGGATGCGGGGTTTGAGCCCAGTATCGAGAGGACGTCTCACCTTTAACGTGCGCGCTATAGAACCCTTCAACAAATACAGTCCCTTTTGGGGGCTGCATGTTCTGAAGGTAATCGCCGATAGGTAGGAACCAATCGACGACGAACGAGTAGGGCACGAGCTCCCAAGCGATAGAGGCTGGATTGGTAAGACCCAGCTGATCAAGGGTGTACAGCAAAGGATTATCGATCGAATAGGTGATCTGCGCGCGGCAGATTCCAGAAGCCTGGAATGTGCGTGCGTAGGCCACCGTCGGTGCGGCGTCTGCTGCTTCTACACTAACCTCGTACTTGGACGATCCTAAGACAGTCCTAAGTATGGGTCGAGGCTTGAGCGACTTTTCGTACGCAGTGATTGCGCCGTAAATGTCGTTCAACAACGGCTTAAGGCCGTAGGTGATACCGAGCCAAGTATTCGCAGCAGCGCGGGGTACATCTCGCCAGGTGTCCTTTTGGGACGACCCAGTAAGATGACGCATAGCGCTGCCAAAACGTCCTCGACGGACGTCGCGAAGTGCGCGGCCAACCTTGATCATGCCTTTTGATATGAACTCCGCAGTTTGTTTGTACTCTCCGAGGGCCACGCCCAAATCAACATCAGTGTCGCGACTCTTCTCGAGCGCTTTATTGATAGCAATTTGGATGTGAGTGCCGATCGAATGAAAGTACACTGTGGGGTCCCCTCTACCAGTGTTGAGGGAACCGCTGCCAAGGCAGCCGACAAACGAGGGGATGTATAAGCGCTCGTTCTGCCACCCATTATAGGTGTAAGAGAGCGGGTGCTCATCATCCTGTCTGATCCAGTCGTAGCCGTTAATAGGCAGCCGCTCGCCAGAGTTCCTCTTGTGAAGGAAACCGGGCGTACGGGTAGAGCTCTCGTAAAAAGAGCCATTACGATTGTCGTCAGAATAAAC